CGTGATAACCTCGCTATAAGCATTAGCTGTTACTGCCTTGAGTAATACTCCTGTTAATACCGTGAATCCTGTAATGGCTGATGGCGCACCCTTATCTGACGTTGCAACCCACACACTAACTACTTGCTCAACCTCTATGTTTGCCCCCGTGTTATCGGTTATCTGTATTGACATGCTTCCTGTTCCGTCAGTATCATCAGTTCCAGTCAGAACGGCTACCTGCAAGTAATCCTCGCTTAATATTACCGTTGGCGTTGCCGTAAGATTTAATCTATCTTTTGTAGGCTGTATCTTTCCATTTGAATCCGCAACCCAAACATAAGATGGTGTTATTGTTAAACTCGTTGACATTATTTCTCCTATGTTATTGTTCCTATGTATTTACCCATAAACCGCGATAGGTAATTGGTTCCAAAAATCTTGTATGTTCCGGCGGTGTCTGCTCCAAAAGTAATGTCTATATAATCGGTCGTTCCGTTCATGTTGATTATTACACCAACAGCAAAAGAACGCTCACTATTGGACGCATCCGAAACCCTGTCTCCGGCACATTGTGATATTAACGCGCCGTTTTTGTATAATCCAACAATAATCTTAACATTGGTGGCTATTGAATAATGTGTCGTAAAGGCATAGAACCACCATAGTCCAGCAACACCGGGAAGGAATTTTGAAGTAGTTGGAAATGTCCCGCTTCCAATATTTATCAATGGCGATGCTGTACTCCACACTATATTGGCATGGCCACCGCCAGCACCAAGTACTATCGTCTGATCGGTATTGTTCATGTCTACGGAAAAAGCGTCTATCATGTCGAGTTGTGCCGAAGCAACGGAACCAGACGGAAGAGACGAAACACTAATTCCGCCTGCGGCAACCGCTATTGTTGCGCCATTGGCCTTTACCGACAACGCACTTCCTGCGCCACCCTGCAATCCGTTACCCGCTATTGCGGCGGCTATTTGATTCACACCAACACCAGCACTCTTTATTTTTACCCTATTGGATGCGTCCTGATCGAGCGTCACTCCGTCAAATATTCTATCCGAATTTCCGGTATTGGACGCATTAGCGGTAAACTTGGCCTGTGTAATCAAGTCTTCCAGATTAGCTCCAGTTTTAAGTCCCGAAACACCATCAAATGTGTATCCTCTTACAAAATTATCAGCCATGACTATCTCCCGTATTTAGCAAACTGACCCTGTTGTCCCTTGCATACAATACTCTTTATGTTTATTTTTCCTTGTGTATTAGTTACGATAACGGAAAACTCTCTGTTGTGCATTACTCTTGGAATAAACTTTAGGCCGTGAGTAGTCCATGTTCCTATGTCAATTCCCTCGTCTGCGTCCATGTATATGCCGTCATCCTCATCGAAAAGAACGGTATAATCTTCTCTGCCTGGACTATCAAAGTCATCATCTATATTGGTATCATCCCAGTCTGCCTGATTATTAACCTCGTATAATATTTGAGAATAAGTTTTACTTGACACAACCGTATCCTTTGTGCCATATTCTCTGTCCTCTGTTTCCACGGTAACAGACGGATTCTGGTGTCTTACGGCAACTTCGCAACGTCCATATTTCTTGGGTGACGTTTCATCGTCGTGCTTGTAGAATCTTGATTTTAACAGGGATGTTATCCTGTAAAGAGATGTGGTGTCCGAAACAACACTCCAGTAATTAGTGTCAGTTAATGCCTGCCCTATGTTTTCTTTAATGCAGATATACAGGACTGAATCTTCATTAGTTGCGCGCCTTATGTCGCCAACCGAATATTCTTCTGACGCAAGCCATATTCTGGTATCGTCAACCGCATCTTGACTGTCAACGGGGTCATCTCTGAACATTTCGCGCAGAATGTTATCAGAACCAAGAGAATACAACTTCTCTTTCTCGGCAAAGAAACGTACTGGATTGATAATGTCGCTTTTCCATACACTAACCCATGTATTCAATGTCAAGTCGAAAACAAGGATTGCGTTATTTACGGTAGCATTGTCCATTGGAACGGCAAATAGGAGATAATTCTGGAAAGCGACTGCACACGAATTATGGATGTAATTAGGGTTAATCCTGTCAATCAATGGCTGGATTGGCGCGCTTAACGTCACGTCCACCCCGACAATGTTGCCCTGTTGCGTTCTCTGTAATTGTCTTATTCCATCGTAAGATATGAATGAAAGTATTTCGCCATGTACTGCATAGGCGTACCGGCCAACTATGCCGGAATTGGAAAGTAACTGTTCTATCCTGACATTATCCGACAACTTAACCGTACCCTGCGCAACATCAACGGACGCAGAGTTTATGCCGGATAGTCCATAAATCGCCCTGTCTTTCGCTATGATTAGATTGTCGTCATGCCACGGAATAATGGCTTTTATTGTATTGCCATCGCCCGGATTGATTCCGAATAACTGGTAAACATAATCGTAATTGTCGAAATCGAAAATATCCGAAGCGTACAAATCGTCGTCCTTTCTCACCCACAGACGCCCGCCTTGATACGCGCCCATGTTTCCGGTTGGAATAACGTTGGTTGTTTTTTCCTGCTCCAGAGTAAATAATTCAAAGCCATTTGCGCTACCATCCCAGCGCATAGCGTTCTTGTCGCCTGACCGAAACATTATCAACCACTCATTAGCCTGAACAAACTCTATCGTTTCGCTTGTTGCTATTGATTCTTCTGTTGGAACAGTGGTAACAAAACCGCCATTCTGAATCCTGACATACCCATCTGAAACGAATATCAATCTATGACTGGTATCGTCCTTGAACTTAAAGAAATCGCATCCCTGTACTGTTCCCCATGCAGAACCCACAAACTGGAATGAAAACCAGAATCCTGTGTGTCCTAAATCGCTATATGTCGCATTGTCCTGATTGAAATAGAATCCGGCAACCAGCCCAGACGCAGATTTCCTGAAAAATCGCCCAATACCGGGCCTAGTTTCTGGAGTTCCGTGCCGGATAATGATGTTTTCAGAGTAACGGTATTGATTCGGAGCGGGTTCCCCTGCGAGAACCATGCCACCAGAAAAATCATTCTGGCCGTCAATTACTTCATATACTCTGTCCGATCTCATTAGAAATCTTTCCCTATTTCGCCAAAGTCACTACTGGCAGGATAACTGATGTGTTCTTTTGCTTCCTGCAATTCTGCTTTGGCTATTGGTATTTTCATTAAATCCTTCCACTGCCCCGTTGGATTCTGTCCATCCCACATCTTTAGTTCGTCTATAATAAACGCAATTAAAATCGAATTGGCATCCTCAAGATTCCACGATAAATAACGGTAATCGGTCGGTGTGGCGTCTGGGTGCGCTGGGTCGTAAGTAGATTCTATGGTTGACTCTACAAATCGCTTCATGGCTAGAATCGCATAAGTCGTTACATCATCATCGGGGTTAACCTGTATTCTTCTATATCCACTTGCATCATGGTTCAGCGTTATGAATCTCGCACTTGACACTTCTTCCCCTATAATGGCGGCACTTACTTCGTCCTGTGGCCATATAAAAGTATCATAAAAATCGTCGTCGGTAGACAATGCCTTAACAGCCCTGACAATATCAACGTCCGCGTGAACTCCGTTGAACAGGATAACGCCAGTCGTCGCATTGGCAGTTGCATTGAACTGGTCTATCTTTTTTTCCTTCCACGGCCAAGCGTCAAAGATAATTCGTCCGCAATAATTATATTTATCAACAGCAGTATCTATAATGTCATTAGATAGTTCGTCCTTTTTTAATCCTAATGCCGTAGAACATGCTTCTTTAATTATTGTTTCAACTGTTTTCATAGGCTTTTAACTTTTCTCTTGGCCTGCGGGGAGGGGGATAGAACCCCGCCCCGCCTTGCCGTTAAACAATCAACTATTTCTCATACGAAACAACGCCACTGATGACGCTGTTCGGGCCACTACCAGTTGACAGACTGATGTGAATAGGCATTCCGAGGAATCCTACAAACATATTCTGCAAACCAGTCTGGTCGGAACTAGCACCAGCAGGAATCGTTACATTATCAGTTGTATCAATAACATACACAGGTGAATCATCATCCGCCGTTACGACGGCATTAAGCCCGTAATGCGTATAATAATTTGTGTAAACTTGAATTGATGTGATTTGACGCAGTTGATAACCAGTGGAACCGGAATCGGCTATCAGAAGGTAATCAGAAGTTGTGAGTGTAAACCCATCAACTTTATTACTGGCCGTAGTATAAACATAAACATTAGTGGAGGCCGCAACCACCGCCTGAAGTTTTGTTTTCTTACTCGCCCTTCTAACCGTAACCGTAGCATTAGTATCAACATCGAGACAAAGTGACTGGTCAACAATCTGACCCGTCCCAGCCTTTATCGTTGTGCTAGCCGCATCGCCAGTACAAGAAAAGGAATCTTTGCTCAATACTTCCATACCAGCAATCGCCATCGAAGCGACTGCCAGATACGCAAGCACGAATGAACTTATTACTATCTTCTTCATTTTTCTTCTCTCCTTTGTCTATTAACGACTATACTCCGAAACCATCCAACATCTTTGTAGGATCGGCCGGATCATAGTTATTCGGTTTGTCTTGTGACACGATAGACTTAATGGAGAAACCCCAGTTGGGATTCTCTACACCAACTTGCCACGGCATCAAGTAACCGATTGTCTTCTCATAACCAGTCTTCGTTACATCCTGAACTTTGAACTTCGGACGCATCTGCCTGTCGCCAAGAGAAACGTAACCAAAGCAATTAGCACCGAAACAATGAGCGGCGTGAATTGGGCCCCAGTTAGCGCGCTTGTTTTCAGAACCAGAAACTTCGGTAAACGGATTATCCTGCAACACGAAGAACCAACCAGCATATTCAAATATGGCGTTGGATTCCAGACCCTTGATCGCAGACTTCAATCCACCGGCCATTGCCGCAGTCAAACGTCCACCATCGGTATCCGTCAACAGGTCAAGCCACTGCGCACTCGAAAGTACGCAAGCGTAGTTGCCCTTAATCTTCGGAGCATGTGCCATGTCCAAACGAATCCACAGATTGCGCATCGTTGCCCAATCAAGTGTATCGCCAGCAACTAGATCAGTCTGATTTGTCTTGCCTTTAGCATAGTATATCGGACACTTCTGGAATGTGAAGGATATTCCATAAAGAGTCACGGTAGCTTGTGCTGTCTGGTCAAACTGTGTAGTTGCCGTACCTGACGAATCATATTGTCCGGGTTGAAACCTACCAACCAGCATTGCGTTTTGCACTAATTCGTGCTGTCTGCGCAACAGGTCGCGAGGCATGTCATCTTCTGCCCACGTTGTAAGATCAAGCCAAGACGTTTTCTGACCAACCGTAGAAATGGCCGCAAAATCCTGCACCCATTCCGTAGGAATCAGAACTTTGTCCGTTCCGAGAGTAATACCACTCGCAGGGTCACTGCCAGCGCCAGAAGGCGTAAGCATGTGCTGGGGACGCCGTCCACCAGTCTTGCGTGTGTATTGCCCATACTGTCCATCGTTCATCTGTATTCCACGAACGTCGCCGAACGTAGAATTAGCCAACGGAGTAGTCCAATCAGCCCGTTCGAGAAGTTTTTTATCCAAAAACCGCTCGACCAGCGACCTAGTACTCCCATCAGTGGTTACTGAATCAAGATTAATACTCATTTTCTTTAACTCCCATAAGACCTAGAGATTCGCTCCAGTTCTTCTTCAATTTCTTTTGATGTGTTTAATTTCTTACCCGTTTCAATTACCGACGGAGAACCCGATTCAGGCGATTCGGAAAGATGTAATTTGCCTTTCAGCTTCTTAATCTCTTCTTTCGCATTATTCAGTTCACTTTGAGCCGAAGAACTTGCACCGATAGCAGTAGAAATAAACCTAGCACGTTCATAAGGATGAAGTAGCAGGTATTGAGACAAGTCTTTCGGGAGTTTGCCCTCTTTCTTGAGGACAAGTCCGTCGAACTCGCCAATAAACTCTTTTTCCCACGATTCAATAGCTTTTTCAACCAGAGGATTGCCGGAAGCCAAGTCAGGAAAGTCATTAACAACTTTTTCAAGTTCTGTTTTATACGTTACCTGAATATTTTGCAGAATCTTCTCATTATTCTGATGTTCTGCCGATTGCTTCTTCTCATCCTGCCGTTCTCTAGCCATGACCATTGGCATATATGTATTGACTTCGGACAGAATGTTTGCACTCTGTTCCCCAAAATCGCCACGAATAGCTTTCTTCTGAATCTCAAGCAGTTCTTCACTGCCGTAATCTTCAGAAACAACCTCCATCAACTGTTTCGCAACAGCGTCTGGGGCAATGTTTCCCATTGCGTTAAGTTCGGCATCTGTTAAATCACCCGATTTTGCGCGTACCAAGTGATTCAAGACTACATCCAAACTGGGTCTTTGAGTTTCCTGTTTTACTTCCTTTTTGTCCGTAACTTCCTGAACAGGCGGTTTAGTTTTAACACTCTCCAATTCCTGTCGCAGTTTGTCTATCTCGCCAGCTAACTTCTCCTCCTTAATTCGCATTCTCGCAAAAGCGGAATTATCAGCCTTTACGTCCTGCTCCTTAATGGGTTCTTTGCTAGAATCATTGTCTTCAACTTTAGGTTCAACCGGTTTATCCTCTTTCTTCGGGACTGGTTCAGGCGTTACTTTCTCCTCTTTTGGAGGTTCAATAACTTCTTCCGGCCTTACAACATTATTGTCCGAATCGGACGACAATTTTTCCAGTTGTTCTTCTATTATTTCAGACTCTTTTTTCTGTACTTCGCTCATTGTGTCTCCTGCCATTTATAGCATGACTGCACTCTGTGTTCGTCACAGGCCGGTATGTATTTAAGCCACATACATGCACTCCGCAACATGCGGGAAATTACTGCATGGAAGTTGTTTCTTCCAAAACATCTTCTTTCGGTTTCTCAACTTCCGTCGTCAGCAAATCAATCATAAGTTTTCGTATCGAGAAGAAACCATCCCTGAACTCGCCGGATGTCTTTCCGCAAAATACATTCTTAAAATACGTTTCATCAATTAACTTGCGAATCTTCTTCGCCGTTAGTGTTTCAGAAAAGGCGCCAAGCGTCAGAATGTCGCTTTTATCCATAACGACTTCAAATCCATCCCATTGTATCTTAACGCTAGGGCATGAAGTTTTCTTCTTGAACGGGTACACTTGCTTTTGATTCCTTTGCTTTTTGTTCTACCGTATCCACCTTTTCTGCTGTTTCCAAAGAGAGCTTCATTACAGATTCCAATTCCTTCTGTTGTTGTTCATCAATGATGTTGTTGTTAGCCAGAGCTTGAATAATCTGTTGAAGCATCATGTAAATCGGTGGTTGTCCCTGCGGGCCTGCTTTGGCCGGATCAAATATCAGTGTTTGCGCAAAGTTCGGGTCGTACATTGCCAATCCGCGCTTTAACTCTTCCATGATATTCATAGGAACTTGTTGCTGGAACTGAACGGCAAACATAAAGGCTTCGCGCCATTTCAGGAATTGCATATCGGGATTGATTGTCTTCTGCGATGCCGCCGGAACGATAACATAATCGCCCATATAGACATCCGTTCCCATCATTCCCATCTTGCCGTCTTTAATCATCGGCAAATCAACTTCCAGTTTTTTGCAGTCTTCCCATATAGCCGGAAACAGTTCGGTATCAGCATCGTTAAATCTATCGGTACTGGCACTGGACAACATTGATTCTCTGGCATTCTGCGACGTGACTTCAGTGGCCGTCTTTTCTATACCATTCCCTTGTGACGCTTGTGCTGACATTAGGTTCATGCTTGCGCCAACTCTATTTGAGGCTGAACGCTTAAAGTAATCTATATCAAAATCAATATGTTGCGGAGGTGCAGGCATTTGCGCCATCTTCAAACCTCTTGGCAGTTTTGAACCCGGACTCCACTTAATCGTCGCCAGATTGTCGCCAGTTCCGTCATCTTCCAGCATTGGCATTGTGCTATAATCAGACCAAATCAACTTGCGTTTCATTAGGAAACTGGCCGCCAAATGGTCATCCATGCAGGTATGGCCGATACCCATTGAATCATAATACCAACGCGTCCTGTATTCGTTTCTGTGCTGAATGAACGGCCATGACGCCTCTTGCTCTTCTACTGGTACGGCATAGAGGACGTAATCAGCAAAATCAGGGCAGATATAAGTACGGCACTTCATTCCCGTTTTGGTTATTCCCCAGTCCTTGCAGTGGTCAACATCCCACTGGTTCGAGTAATGCCAGATTTCCCATACTATAATACTGTCATTGGCGAAATCAGAAGCGTTGATTCCAATTAACTTGGCTGAAACCTTGAGTGAGTTTCTATTGTCATCCTGCGTGGTGTTTCTCTGCGGTTTCTCTTCGTCGAGATTAACTGATATTTTGTCAAGATTCTTCCAGCCTTGATCTTCTTTTTTCTTCCATTTGCGATATGAACCACGAAGAACATGCACCAATCGTTCGGCTTGTCCAATATCGGCAGTGTCAACAGGAACGATAATATCTTTCGGGTCAACTGTTTCAATAGCCGGAATAACCTGTTTTAATTTATTACAGTACTTCCTAATACGCTTGACAACAGAGAAACCTCTTGCATTCTTACAGTCAACCGCCTCTTCCTTGTTGGCGCGATACTTCATAAAGTGACGCAATAATGTATCAAACCCGCGTTGTGCACGCATGGCCATCTCCGTCGTACTCTGGCCGATTGGTATGAAATACGCAAAGAACGGCGCATTCATTATCATGGATATTTCGACATCAGTCTTGTAGGATATGACATCATTCAAAATATTAACGACGGGTTCGGGAGCGGAGGGATAAGGTTTGTTGGAGGTAGGGCGCTCACCTAGCCGTCGTTTTATAATCAGGTTGTCTTTGAAATTCCATGTATCTCGCCCACTTAAATCGCGATTAATGAGTTCGATATATGGCGCAAAATTACTACTTGTATCCATGTTTTTTACCTTACGGGCCGGTTACGGTAAATGCTTTGATCAATCCATTTGTCACGAAGAAATTGAAGTTCGTATTGCCTTCTCCATAAACAACTATGTTCTCTGTTACACCCTGTGCCGTCGCCACTCCGTTTGTATCTATGGTTACGTCGCCTGACATTGTGACTGCAACCGCAGAGGTTGACGCATTGCCAACAATCATGGTTCCCGGCATGAGTTTGATATTAGCGTAATTCGTAACCGTAAGGACTGCGTTACTATTCAGTGTACCATCACCCGAAACCGCCCATGCTACAGCGTTTGTTTCCTGACTACCAACAATTATTTTGCCGGGAGCTATTTTAATATTTGCGTAGTTTGTTACGGTTACAGTTCCATTGCTGTTTATATTAGCATCACCGCCCATAGTCTGCGCCGATGCCAACCCGGCGGCACTACCCACAACGATCTTATTTGCGGCTAAAGCCAACGAAGAAAAACCAGTAACCGAGAAAACACCTGATTCACTGATCGTCACATCACCGGAAATAGGTACTTTGCTAAACCAGCCACTACTATTATAAATGACAATATTCCCAGCAGTTCCGACATATATTCTATCTATATAATCTTGAATACAGTTAGCGGAACCCAAATCAGAGGAACCATAAGCCCAGTTACGCGCCGCACCAACAGCGAAAACAGACATAGACATACAAAACAACCCGACAATAGCAGAAAACAGTTTCTTCATTTACTCTCCTTGTTAGATAATTCTGGCAACTCACTATGAGTTATGAGTAGTAAATGAAATAATGTAAACAGATATTTTTTTAATAGAATGTCGGCATTGAATCTTTTATATTGTGTTCATTGTCGTTTTCGCCGTTCTTAATTGAATCAAAAAAATCCTTAACAGTAGGACACCTATTTTTAAACGTCATGTTCTCTTCCACTTTGTACGGCTCCATGTTCTCGCAAAGGTAGATTAATGTGTCTAATCTGTCCGGACTGTCCTCGCCCCTCTTCTTTCTGGCGTCTTCTTTGGATTCGGTTTTTATCTTGTTTTCATCACTGTTTTTGCGAACAAATCGGCGCAATCTCATCTGATTGAGTAGTTTCTGGTCTTTGGGTAGAATCAACACATTCTGTTGAAGAATACTCTTCAACTCCCAATGCGCCTCTGTATACCTGTCCACAAATGACGCCTTATCCTTCGGTGCATTATTGGATGTTATCCTCTTGACAGGCCAGCCCATCTTGTGTAACTGATTGATGATTTCCTTGCCAACACCGCCTGAATCCGCGCTGATTTCGCTTGGCCTTAATTTGTACTGATTGAATAACTTGATATATCGCTTGGCCGTGTCTTCAGGAGCTACCGTTCCGTCGTGATGCCACGCCACGAATGGATGAATGTAATTTCCCTCTCTCAATCCGAACGTTAATTCATCACCACCGCTCGATAAATCGCAGAACGCCATCCTGTGTCCAGTCATTTTCTCGCGCATTCCACTCATGGCGTCCTGAATCTTCTGTAAATCACTGGATTCAAAGCACATATATGTGCCACCCCTGAAAAACTCCGCCAAAAGGTTACTGCAAACGAATGGGTCGTTATGGCCCCTCTGCTTGATTAGTGCTTCTTTTTTCTCTCTAATATCAGGATTTTCATACAAATGGGGGCATTTCGTCCACGGAATCTTGAACTCGTGGTGAACATCATTCAGTTTATAGCTCTTTGTCCATATATCGCTTTCATCGTTCCACGCGTCCCACAGAGCCCCACTATCATCGCCGGTACTGCTGATATATAACCTGACACATGGATTACATCTCTCAATAGCGTCAAAAATATCGTCACTTATGCTCTTGGCTTCATCTGCTATTATCAATAACGGCCCTACAATCTTTTGCCCGTCCTTTGTCGGCCATAGATTATTGTGATACCCCTCAAATCGCGTTCCTTCTTTGGTTACTCTTGTGTAAATCTTGCTTCCCGGCACATGTGGAACGACTACCGGCGCTGTTATCTCGCTTCCGGAAACGTCCCAATTCGCCACCTTTGCCATGTTCTTCAATGATGGCCACAACTGCTGATTGATCTGGTCTTCACTCTTACTGGTTATGACAACGGTACTGCCCGGAAAAGCCGCCGCCCAGCTTAAAGCCAGTACAGGAACAACTATTCTCGTCTTTCCGCTCTCATTGCACGTCAAGGCGACGATATTGCCCCACGGCTTCCAGCACGCCATCCATATCGCCTTCTGCCACTCATAGGCGTAGTCAATTCCCCACATACTCGCCTGCGCAACTGGACTGTTGATATACCCAAATGGTATATCCATGTTCATTAACTCAAGATTTTTACTCATTGTCCTCGTCTTCCGGTGGCCATCTTAAACCACACTTGCTACACCTGAAATTCCGATCCTCACGAACCCAGTATTTCCGATGAAACAACAGACATTTCCAGTACTTCATAAATCACCAATTAGTTACTCATTTTCATTGCCGTCCGGATGCACCATGCTATCCGTTCGCTCCGGCTCCTGCCCTTTCCCGCAAACTTCGGACACTCCTCCTCTACCCACTGTAATTCCTTCTTTGGAACCGTTATACTTATCTTCGGACTCTCCCTCCGTTCCTGATCCGTCTCTATCTTTCCCATTGCCCTGCCCATCCTTTCTTTCTTCCACCTCGTTCCATGATTTATATAAAGTCCCGCCAACACTTATAGCCACGCCACACCCCAAAGTCTCACTTAACTTCCTGACAAACATGTTCTCATTTCCAACAATGAAATCACCTACACCACGCCTTACAATATCCGTCAACGCCGCCACTACACTCGCCACGTTCGCTTTTGCCTCCTCTAAACTCATGGCCCGCTCTTTCAGCTTCGCCAATTCACTGATAGCCCTGATAACGTCAGCATCCTTGCTCGCATCACCACCACTCCCATTGATTATCTCCCATAACCGCTTACTCATCTTCTCGTGGTCGTCAATATCAACCTTGCTCTTCTCTACCGTCTTCAGGTACGCTAACCGCTCCTGAAACACTGCATCATGATTTAACGTGTATTCTCTACACAAACAGGACGCCCTTTTCGGCTTAACTTCAGGCGGTGCCGTCATGTACCAAGCCTCACTGATTTTCCTGCCTTCCGCAACCAGTCTGGCCGTCCGCTCTAACCGCCCATTATTTAACTGACATGAACCCTTGATTTCTTCCATCTTTTTACCCTATCTCTGAAACCTTCTGTCAATAAAACTACTAATAAATATCATAATACCCAAAACAACCACCGCCAATACCACCGTTTTCTTAATAATTACACACATTATCATCGCCGTCACAACGCCCTCCCCACTACCAGATAATTACCACCACATAGTGTATCATAATTGGTTTCTAATGCTTTCTATTACTTCTACCCTTCTCCCCGTTTTCTACCCTGCACACCCTATCGTACAACTCCCTTATCCTCATGTCAAAACTACTCCCCCATACACTACCTTCAACATCTCGCTCCAACTGCTTCACCCTCTCATATAACTCTTTCTTCTCCAACCGCCTACTCTCTACCAAACCATGCACCATCTTGCAAATAGCAGAGACTATGCTCCACGCTCCAACCACCAGCAATCCGCACAATACCACCAAAACCGCATATTCCAATCCACTCATACACACCTACCTTTCCCTTTGTTTCCGACACATTACACAACCCATAATAGCGTGTCAAGCGTTTTTGTGTGCGACAGTCGAGAATGCCAAATCGGGTAGTTTGGGTACCGCACCCCCGTCGTGAATCCGCGGCCCCCCTCCCACCAGTCACCCGCGCAAGCCAAGCCGTCCACGTTACGCCACGTTACGCCACAG